GGCCAATTTATGATATAATCTATAGTAATTGATTGTGCGTTCATCTTCATCGAAACCCAATAATTCAATAAGAATAGAGTCTAAGAACTTCTCCCATTCTCTACCCTTTTCATACTCGCATAATAAACCAAAGAGCCTATTTTTTAAACTATTATAATAGGCTTCTTGAACTTCAGGTATATAATCCACTTTATTCTCCTGCGAGTTTACGGAAGTCAAATGGCTTTCCTTTCCTTGAGCGATAGTAGACTCTTTCAAGTTTAAGTGCCTTATATTCCTCCCGTTCTAAAAGTGATTTGAGTTTGTCGATGAGATTTGCTTGTGAAAAGTCTCTTTCCACATATAATGGCTTAACATTTTCCCAGGTTAAAATTTCTCTATTCAACCATTCACATTTCATATAAGTGGCTAAAATTTGAACTTCCATATTTGTGATTTCTTCATCAACAAAATATCCATCTTCATCAATTTCTAAACTGACACGAGGGAATTTAAACCAAGGAATTGCAGCATCAAGTAATGAACGCCAATCTTGCTCAATTTCTTCATCGGTCCAATGTAACCATTCATCTTCTTGCATTTTTGAAAGAAAAGCATCATAGACGGCGTATATTGAAGTCATTTTATTTCTCCTTCTCAACCATTTCGGCATCTCTGTTTAATTTAATTGCACTAATAACATCAATACCTGTATAACCTTTAAGAATATCGGATTTATCAAAATCCATAATTTTATGTTCAATAGCATAGTGTGCTAATTCCATTATTTGATCAGAAGGTAACTCTTTTATCTTTTCTCTAAATTCAAAAACGGGCATTACAGTTAAATAGCGCTGTCTCTGTTCATCATTTAAGATAATAATGTTCTGAGGCTCGTCAACATCATCTGGTTCAAGACCAAGTGCTTTCTTAATATCCATAGCCATTGTAGGATGCTTTGCATCATTATTATCCTTATCCATAATTCCAAGAGTGCCATTTGAGAATAAACTTTCTACCCCTGGCATATAAATTGCCTCTTCTAACTGTTCGAATGGAATTATATTAACTGCATTTTTCTTTTCCCAAACCCTTCTAAGCCTTAATTCGGGTGCTGATAAGATAACTCTGTTTGAGGTTAAGTTTCTAACCTTCACTTTTGTTTTTTCGTCCATTGTTTTTACTCCTTTTAACTCCAAAAATAAGTTGAATGTATATGTTTCGCGCGGGAGGTTGCTAACGTTATGACGATAACAGCCGGCGCGCAAGAACATCTACATCCTACTTCTACTTAAAACAAATATAGGGAAGGGGATTAACCCCTCCCCCTATAATTTTAATTAAACGTTAGGATACATTTCCTTATATGTCTGAGGAATTCCTTCGTTCTTATAAATTGCCCAGTTGTGATATGCAAGGATAGCAGTACCAAGCTTTCTATAAGTATTAATCTCCATAGACTGGTCTGGATTGACGTAATCCCACATCTGAGTATTTCCTTCGAATACAACCTTAACAACTCTTTCTCCACCAGTAGGAAGAACATAAGCAAGTTGAGGGTCAATCCATGTCTCTACGTTGTTCTCATCAACGAAGGACTGAGGAATCTGTACAATAGGGGTTCCTCTAAACAGATTGATATATCCAGTATTGTGGATAGCATCGATGTCCTGTGGATGATATACTCCACCATAGTTTCCGTTCTGAGGAATAGGAACAATAGCGTCAGCTCCCATAGCAGCAACGAATTCAGGTGGTGCGAAGATAACAGCGCCAGAACCATAAGCTCTAACAGTTGAAATCAGTTTCATCATTTCCTGTCCATCAAAGTCATTACCTACGGTAACATTAGCTCTGTTATTAGCAGGAACACCAGTCTGAGATACTGCAGCGCGAAGTGCTCTCTGTACTTCCTGATATACAGCATCTGTCTGAGCCTCAGTAAGTAACTGAACTAACTCAGCCATATTTTCTGCTCCATCAAGCATTCTTTCAAAGTCGATTGTGCAAGCTCCGCCTACAGCGTGTGCGCCAACTTCGAATGTACCATTATCAAGTCTGAAGCTTTCATATACTCCAGAAAGACCAACCTGAGTAAGGAACTTTCTTGCTCTTGCTTTTCCAAGCTTTGTTCTAAACATAGCCTTCTGACCTTGAGCAACCTGCTTAACTTCAGCAAAGATTCCTACTGCGTCGATAACCTTCCTAGGAACGATTTCATCAGCAGCCTCAATAATAATTTCATAGATATCATATCTATTCTTCATAAATTGGTTAACTGAGCCGCAGAGACCTCTAAGTCCATCAACAAGTGCTTCATCAACGTTCTCTACAGAAAAAGTCTCAGGAGCCTTGCCAGCAGCGGCATATCTAGCTAACTGTTTTAATTCATTTATAGTCATCTCTAAATATCCTCCTTTATTATGCTTCTAAAACTTGGAACTTCATTGCGAGCTGACCATCAGGCATAGTTGTTTTTTCAACAGCCAGTAAAACAGGACCAGCAGTAGGTTTTGTAGCACTTATATTAATTGCACCTTCATCACTAATTCCACCATAAAGAGGAGTTGTAGCAATAGCATCAAATGCATCCTCAAGTGCCTCATCATCATCGAACTCATCGCCATCATATCCGATGCAGTTAGTTGTGAAAAGTTCACCTACAGAAAGGTATCCAAGTCTAGGGAGGAATGTTCCTCTTTCAAGCTTGAAATCTTTAAGAGCATTAGCTCTCTCATCATACATATGTTCTGTAGTATAGTTAATAGCAACAGGCATCTTAGCAGCATTAGCAGCAGTAGCAAACTTAACCAGTCTGTTAACTCTATCTACAGCAAGCAGCATTCCATTTTCAGCAGGAACAGTAGCGAAATCAGTAGCATCAAGTGCGCACTGAGCTTCTATTCTACCATCTCTACGGAAGGCTACCTGATTTAATTCTAATTGACCAAAACCGTCAATTGTCATTCTTTTAAAAGCCATATTATCTTCCTCCGTTATTTTTTATATCTACTAAGAATTTCCGTAAGTCCACCCTTTGAGGCGTCTTCCTTAGGAACAATTTTAGGAACATTTTCTTCAGTAGTAAAAATGGCTGGTTTACTTTGTACTAATGTAAAAGCAAGTTCTTTTTCTAAAGCTTCTTCTGTATAGTTGTCAAGGTCTTCTCTGAACTTGTCAATTACTTCTGCATCTAACTGAACAGAATATTTGTTAAGAACTTCTTCTTTCTTAGCAAGTTCTGCGGCAGCCTTATAAGAAGTAAGTTGCTCATTTTCAGTAGTAAGCTCTTCAACTTTAGCAACAGAAGCATCATATTCATTCTTTAATTCAGTATAAAGTTCTTCTGCCTTTTCTTTTTCCGATTGTAAAGTAGAAACAGAAACTTCATACTCTTCAATTTTACTGTCAGATTCAGTAATTTTATCTTGTAAGCCGGTTACATATTCGTCAATTTTTTCATAAGTATTATTATGTAAAGCATGTAACATATCTAAAGCTTTCTTTTCTTCTTCGTTTACGTCAATAACGTAAGCAACTTCTCTTTCTCCAAGAACTAAAGAATCAGATGCGTCATCTTTTGTATAATATACTCTTTCATAACTTCCATTATTCAGATTAAAAGTAAGTGCATATTCATCATAAATATCACAAATCATATAATCCATATAATATCCATCTTCTTCTGTAAATCTAGGATTTAAAAGAGTCCAAATCATATTGAACTTCTGATTATCAGAAAGTTTAAACTCCATTTGTTCTCCTCCTATTTGTTCATTTTGAGACAAATTGAATTTTTCAAATTCATCTATAGTTTGTTTAATAGAATCACAGAAACTATAGAAGGCCGCGCCCTCAAAGCAAGGCTCATAATCTTCACCGAGGGCTTGTAAACCTAAAAACCTTCCTTTATTAAATACAAAATATCTTTTTCCATTAATAAATTGCCATTCACCTTCTATGGAGTCTGCAAATAATTCCATAGATTGGGCCTTACCTATAATTTCTACAGCTTCTTTATAAAGACCAGTAAAAAGATATACATTTGTACAAGCATATGTTCTTTCCACACCGTCTTCATCTAAATGAGTTTCCCAAGCAAAATTTGGATTCTCTGGAACAATACCATAAATACGGCCTTCGTATCTTTGTTTTCCATGGTCAGTATAATCGTCTCCAATGGGGTCATAAATACCTTTAACTGGAGTATATGGTAAGGTTGAGATTAAAGTTTCCGCAAACTCATCTGTAATAAAAGTGCCATTTCTGTTTGCGCCCTTATAAAAAATTCGGCATCTTGCTTGAGACAATACTTCATTATAAGCCACAACGTTCCCATAAACAGATAGAGAGAAACAGGTAAATTTATCTTTATTCATTATTAGAATTACCTCCAGTGTCTAACGATTTTTCGTTAGCAATTGTTTTTTCACTCTTTTCTTCGGGCGATAAAGCAGGACGCCCTACTGGGTTTCCAGATTGTGTATATGAAGTACTCAAAGGAATTAATTTACTTCCTAATTCTAATACCTCATTTTCTAAATCTTTGATATTACCTAACTGGTTTTGCGTTATACCCATTGCTAATGCAGGGATTATAAAACTATAACCTGAATTAGCCATCTTTAATGAAGAGTCAATATATTTTGCTTCGTTGTAGTATGTAATGGGAAGAATTTTATAAGTAAAATTAACTTCACTATTGCTGAACTTATCATTTAAAATGAAAGTCATTAAAGTGCTTAAACGATTAGCAAACATCATCATTAAAGCCATATCATTATTAATTGAAGTCTCTAATGAAAGATTGGAATCTGTGCCAAATAATTGACTACTTGAGCCAGATTCTGCATAGATATTTTTAAGAGCCTTATCAACTGAATTTAATGCGTTGTCATTGGTAGAATGTGCGGTAATCGCATCTACATCTGCATAGGTTGTTAATACACTGACGTTTGCATCATCTTTAAGCATATTAACAGTACCTTTATGCATATATTCGGCTTCATCGGGTTCAAATAATAATCCACCATCGTTTAAATGAGGTATACGCTGAACGATGATTTTACGAATTTCATTTAAATCGCGCTCTTTATTAATATCTTTTGATTCTTCATACTCAAGTGCAGCCGGAATCAGTTCGAGGAACAACGGCGCGCCCTTTACGAGAGGCAAGTAAATAGTCATGTATGCTGGAATTGGACACCAACACTTTACCTTACCCTTTTTATAACGTCTATACCAATTAACAATTTCATTGGGATAAACTTCCAATGTGCTATTTCTTACTTCTTCATCTACAATAGTATCGAAGTAAGTTACATTTAGCTCAACAACATCATTACCAAGTTCATCCTTATAAATAGAACGACAATATGATGTCGGTAAGTCCAAAATGACAATATCATTTGCAGATACACCTGAGATGATACCATAATATACACCATCTATAAGTGCCGCAAGTGCAAAATTAGTAAACAAAGTAACCAACTTTTCATTATCTAAGAATCTTGCAGCGTTACGAT